CCCCAATCAAGTGGTGATGTCCAAAGACCTTTCGCATTAGCAAGTAAAACTTCTGTTTTACTGCGTGAGAACTTCAAGAATAAAGCATCGCATTTTAAGCATGCCCATAATATCGGTTCATCTATTGCCCCTAATACCTCTATTGCTTCCAAATCACGTGATTTACAGTGTAAACATTGTTTTGGCTTGCTTGAAAACGATTCTTCATTTTCAACGCCTATAGACTCAACCACGCTATCTGCTTGATTATCTACAATGAGGTCCTCTAATAGTATCATACTATTTTTCAAATGTTAAGTTTTTTCTTAACACTACTCCACATTTTATCATCCAACTTATTCTTTGATGAGCTTACAAGATAATCTCCTAAAACTCCTACTACAGTCTTCATTACAGTTTCAGTCATAACATTCTTAAGAATAAACCCTACACCCTTACTAAATACACTACTCATTTTACTCCTTTATCTCTTTTATGATTTTAATTAACAAATGTATCGCTGTTAATCCTCCTACAATAATTGCTAAAGTATCAGGCAGCCATCCTGTTGTTAATACTGCAGCTGAACTTGAGCCTATCAATGTTGTTTTTAGTGAATCTGGTATCATCTTTCCTTTCTATGTTAATGAATCCCATGTACTGTCAATACCAGCCCATGAGTATTTGAAAAATTGATTATCTATAACAGTTTCTGTTCTATCCGTTTGTACTTTACTTTCCCAATTACCATCTAACGTCTTTAATGCATCGTTTATGGCCGTATCTTCCCATTCCTGCCATGCATCCTCCCAATTAACTGTTGACGTGCTAAAAGCCTCATTTTCAAGGTTTAAATGCCTATTCCAATAATAATCAGTTAAATTCTCCCAATGTAAATCATCTTCTTCAATCAACACGTCATTATCAGTATTACGACCCATGTAAGCAAAAGTATTATTATCAAATACTTCTTCATTGCGCCATAAAGTTGGTTGATGAAATAAACTAAAGCTATCTATTACCGTATCAGGGAATTTATCTGACCAAGTTGCCCAAGTACTACTAACATCAGTCCATTTAGGAGAAGGATGAATTTTACTTTCTTTAACAAAACCCATTAAAAATGCGCCTGCCTAATATTGCCTGTTTGAATATAATTTGACCTAGCAAATTTCTTACCTTCTCTAACAATATCCATATATTTAGTATAAAACATTTTATGTAATTCTGCATCAATATTTGGAGGTGTTAAGTAAGAATCAGCTATTACTTTATAGGCCAGACCTTCTATAAATTGTATAGGCAAGTCTGATTGCTGCGTTAAATCATCTCCAAAATCTGTTGCTTGTGCAATCGCATATATTCTAATTTCTTTAGCTACAGATATAGATTGAAAGTTACTTGTTTTATCATCACGGGTTATAGCATTATTAACTTTTTCAACAATAGCTAATCTACCTTGACTTACATACCAATATCTATCATTAGAAGATTTAGAAGCACTAGATAATCCTGAGCCTCCATCAAATTCATCATCATCAATAATAGGGTCACCTTGTAATCTAGGAATCTCAACATCATTAATTTGAACACGTGTTATCTTTAAAATATTATTGTCTAAATTATAATATCTTTGACCTGCTACTGAACTTTGAACATATGTTTCTTTAATCAGCTCAGTACGTGCACAATAATCATTTTGAGCCCTATTAAGAGACTTACGTATTTCAGTCTCTCCAATAGAGTGATGTTGTTTAATTAGCTCTATTAATTCAAGTTGCTTCATATTAACTTAAACTTTCATTGGCATCATCCTCTGATAATAAAGAAGATGAACTTATAGGCTCATGAGGCGGAGTTTTGTCTATAGTCAATAAATATGCTTTTAAAGCTGTTTTAACAGTTGCTTTATCTGCACCAGCATCAACATCTTTTAATAAGAAACTATAATGGTTCCAATCGCCATCTATTATACCACAAGAAAAACCTAAATGACTACCGTCAGCATTAGTTTTTTTATTAATATATGTTACTTTACAAGCACTTACTTGAGTACTTGTAAATTTTACAGGAATATATTCTCCCATTATGCGTCTCCTAACTTTTTAATTTCATTATCGTCAATTAATGCTTTTGCCTCTTCCAGTCCAACAGTTTTTTCTGCAAGCTTAACAAATGCATTAAGCAATTTTTGATGCTCTTCATATTGCTGCCAAATAGCACCGTTGTGCAATCTCTGCATTCCAGTTACATTAACCATGTGATTTGGAGTACCATCTTCTTCACGTCCAATCAATTTTAAATCTGCTAATTTTTCAGAATTATATTCTACAAATTTATCAAATTCACTATTTATTAAACCAGCTGAAACGCTAGATTGATTCATGTCTATAGCACGTACTAAATGAGCATCGTTATATTCATCGTAAGTCTTCACTGTTGTATATCCAGCTCCTGTACTTAAATCGCCTCCTCCTGCATCTGCGTGTAAATCTCCATCTTCATCTATAATGAACACAGTTGCAATGGCGCCACCACGTCTAGCTCTGACAGACATTATATTTCCATCTGCAGCAAGATTTGCCACAGCATTTGAACCATCATGTTGAACAGCATAAAAATCAAATAAACCTATTGCAGAAGTAGTCTTAGCAGTAGATGCTCTACCACCATAAGCTTCAAAGAATAATGAATTATCGCTATCAGTATCATCTTCAGCTATTCCTCTAATACGTAAACCTCCGTTTTCAGAATCTGCTTTCATAAGCTCGCCATAGGTGTCTGTTTCAGCATAACTAGTAAGTCCATGACTAACATCACTAGACTTCAACGAAATACAATATGAATCATCTGCGCCTTGATTAACAGTAAGAAATGCATCAGGGGCAGTATCTCCAATCCCTACTTTTCCCCCAGACTTTATATATATTCTATGGTTATCTCCATTATTTTTCAGATATAAGTTATCTCCAGTGACTCCAATACCAGCAAAGCCAGAAGTACTATCATCTTCTAATCTTAGTAAGCAACCTGCATCTGTACTTTTAATCTTTACTAATTCATTATCACTTCCTTCTACTTCCAGTCTATATGATGGAGCTGTTGTTCCAATACCTAGGTTTGAAGAAGGACCTAATATTAAATCATCTCTACTTTGGTCCCATAGCATATAACCATTAGTCGAAGTATCGCCATAAAACTTTACATCATGACCTGTACCCTCTACACCTACTGTTACTGCACCCGTAACTTCTAATGTTCCCGTTGATTTTATACCAGCACTAGATATTTGCAATGCAAATGTAGTCCCTCCATTACCATCTGTTAAAGCAACTAAACTAGCTCCATTACCACCTCCTGATGGAAGCGCTAATAACTGGTCATATGTTCCTGATATGGAACTCCCTGTTAAACTTGACATATTAAACCTTCCTTATTCTTTATCAGAAGATTGCTCCAACATTTGCAATACTTCTAAAGCACCTTGTGCTTTTAATAGCATTTGATTATAATGGATTACTTGTTTTTGTAAATCCTCAATTGCTTCTGCATTACTCATCTTTTTATCTTCTACTTTGTTTTCTTTTTTCATTGCCTTAACTGACATATTGCTCTCCTCTTGTTATTGTTTATAATGATTCTGGGATATCATTTCCATCAGAATCTTGTGATAATGCACTCGATATTGACGTGCTTAGTTTATTAATAAATTTTGGCTTTTTATTTGCCGTTAATAACCACTCTTTAATTGATGCTTTTACTGCTGATTTATCAGCACTAGCAGAAGCAGTTACTATATTATCATAATGTCGCCCATCTGCATCTATCACGTGTACTGACCAACCTATATGTGTTCCATCAGCAGCAGTCTTTTTATCCATCCTAGTTACTTTTGATGCATTAACATCATCATTTGTAAACTTTGGAATTGGCGGAATATTATCACTCATTATGCATCTCCTAATTTTTTAATATTATTACTATCTAACAATTCTTTTGTTGCTTCTTTACCAATTACTTCATTTGACACTTTAGTAAAAGCTTGTAGTAAATTCTGGAACTGCTCATACTGTTGCCATATTGCACCATTATGCAGTCTTTGTAATCTAGTGATATTTGTCATACCACCGTTCTCTAACTTATCACCTAAAATACCAGCATCAATTAATGTGTCCTCATTATAATCAATATATTCATCCCATTGATTTTCAATTAACCCTTGAGTATTTGGTAGATTTATATCTAAAGCTCTTACTAATTGTGCATCATTATATTCATCAAAAACTGTAGCGGCAGTTGTACTACCTGATGTGCCGCCAACTGCACCACCACCTGCATCACAATGCAAGTCTCCTGATGCATCTACAATAAATATTCTTCTAGCAACACCACCAATCCTACCACCAACAGCTAATACATTACCATTAGCAGTAATATCATCTTGTAATACTCCATCTGCATTAATCTTTTCAACGTAAAAATCTATCATCCCAGCATGTCCAGTTCCCTGTGTAGTACTCATATCGCCTGCAGCAACGTGTAATTGAAAGCCTTGAGATACTGTAGATTCTCCAAACACTTCTAAATCCAATCCTCCAGCCGTAGTGCTTCTCTTTTTAAACAAAGCAAATGTATCTGTTTCTGCTTCAGCAGTATATCCATGGGCCACATCACTAGATTTAAATGTTAAAATATTACTATCATCTGAACCTTGCTGAATAGTTAAAATACCATCTGGTGCATCTTCAGTATATGAACCACTTGCAGGGTCTGCCCATCCGTCATCACCAACTGCACCAGTACTTCCACCAACAATAGCCACCCTTCTATTATCCGTCTCGCAAGTTAACATATAATCTTGATAACTTTTCCCAATAAACGCCCTCTGCATTTTATTAACCTCGCCATGAAATCCAAATTTCATTAAAGGAGTACCTGTTATATCACTATGTTTTACAGCACTAAAGCCTCTTGCCCATCCAGCTCCATCATCACTATTAACTCCTATAGAAGTAATTGCAACACCACTAACCCCAGCTGTAGAATCAGTGTCTATAATACACTGAGGGTACCAATCCTCGTCTTGGTGATTAGTTCCCAAAACACGTAAAGCGTATTCAGGTCCAGTAGGATATGAATAATGAGTACCAATACCAACCTTAGCATTCAATACTACATTGGTATTAGAGCTAGCTACGTTGTCACTACGGCCTAATAATAATACGTCATCGTGATAACCAGTACCAGCTGGCATTATTGTATGAAGCACTGTGTCACTATTAGTGCTAACTTGAGATTGTAAAACTATAGCTGGAGAAGTATTATTCTCATCTCCTATTCTCAAACTATTAGAACTAATTATTGTTTCAGCATTGTTATCTAACTTTAAAGCTGTTTTGCCATTAGTAACAAACTCCACAATTCCACTTTCTGATTCTGTAATATATGAATTAGTTCCACCATCTAAATAAAACTTTTCACCTGTATCAATTGATATTGCATTATTACTTAATTTTAATGCAAATTCTGTAACTCCATCTCCATCTGTTAAGGATACTAAATTTGCATTGTCCCCTCCACCTGCTGGGAGGACTAATAATCGATTATAACTACTCGATACTGTACTTCCACCTAAACTTGACATTACTGTCCTCCTTTATTTCCCGTTTGAGGGAATTTGCTTAAATATTCTCTTTTTAAATTATCTCTTCGCTCTTGCTGCCATTGATATTGTTGCTTATCACGTTCCATACGTGTTTGCACTTCACTTGCATATGCTTGAGCAGAACTAATATATCCTTGCATTAATTGCAATTGAGCTGATGCATGGCTAGTCCTTGCACTTACTTCGCCTGCATATCCATTAGCTTCGCTTAAAGCTGTTTGAGCCTCTTTAATATAGTTCGACCCAGCTGCAGCAAATCCTTGAGCAACGCTTAAACGCATAGTAGCTACTTCACTGTCTTCATCATCAGCTGCTAATTCAGCTTTATCTACTTCTGGATTAACAAGGTCAAATTCAGCATTTGCTAATAAAACAGCCGTATTCACCCTGCCAAGAGCTGTAGTAATTGCAGCGATTGCAGTATCAACACTAGAATCAATATTAATTGCGACTTCTGATAATTCTGCTAATGCTAAATCTACCTGAGTATTAATAGCTGTAAGCGCTGTATTAATATCTGAATTAGTCAATAAATCTAATAATTGCCTATCTAATGTAGCAACAGCTGCATATAATATCACGTGCTCATAATATTGATTTGGAAAATTATCTATAGCTGAATCGGTACTAGTCCAATCAGTTAAGCTATATTCAGGGATATATGAATAATATCCTTGCTCAGTAACCGTTGGATTAGGCTTTACAATTAATTGATTATCATGCTTATAAAATACAGGACTTAAACTTGTGGCTTTATGTATAGACATAGCGCCTAAAGTTGTATTAGGGTCTGCATATTTTGCCTTGCTAAAAGGTATTTTTTGACATGAAATCCCATCACGTTCTACAGAAATTATATCTCTTACATCGTCTAGTGCAACTGTCATAGATGAAGTATATGCACTAGATTTTTTTGCAAATTCAGATGCCTCAACTTCCCCTGAACCTTTTACCTTAGATATAACATCATAACATCCATCAATTATCCATTGTTGCAATGCATTATCATCAGCAGTCCCTAAAGAGCCTGCTAAATCTGTTATTCTTTCTTTAAAGCCAATAACTGCCACTATTTTTTACCTTTTTTCTTATCAGTGTTCATTTTACGCCTAGTATCAGGCTTAGCATTACCATGCCAAGGATTTCCAATACTGCCACTATATACTACTTTTTTTTCAGGCATTATTTCTTCCTTTTAGCCTTACGACGTTTAGGAGAGCCATTTTTATTCTTTTTTGGTCTCCCTACTTTACTTCCGTATGTTCCTTTCCCTGAAGGCATATTATCTCCTCCCTCTTTTACGAGCTACTCCTGTGCCTCTTTTAGTTGCAGTACTAGATTTACGTGATTTTTTTGCTACACTTTTCTTTCTTCTTTTATATATTGCCATCTTACTCTCCTTAATTAGGCGTTATTGCCAATTGTATATATTGATGAGGAAACATTCCACATGGAGTGCCTCCTGTTTCATATTCTATTTTTAATCTTTTATATAATCCATCATCACCATCTAATGCATCGCTATCAAAATGAACGCCTTGTTCAGTAAGTGTCTCAGAGTCATCTATCAGAGTTCTAATAGTAAACCAATTAACTTTATCGATACTACCTTCTAAATAAATCGTATTCCCCCAACTTGGAGCATTTGTATCTCTTTTAGGAGTATGGCTCTTAGAGTTCCATAATAAGTTAAAACTACGATTCCCTATTCCACTGGGTAAAGGTTCAGTAACTACCGTATCACCTGCCGCTTCTGGAGTTTTATACCAACACGTATATGTATTATCCATAACCTTTGGCAATCCATCTAAAGCGCTTTTATTCATCGTCCATGAAAATTCATTACCATCTGCATACCCTGTAGTAGATGTACTTCTAAATCCAAAATGTAATCCTGGGATTATTGTATATAAAGTTTGAGCGTTTCCAAGCTTACTTAGAGTATTAGCATTGCTACCTGATACATTAATCGTTGTATAATTATCTGTACTACCTAATAAAAAAAATGGGTCTGCAGAAGATGGGTCAACTGTAAGACTCTGAGTCCCATCATTTCCATCAATAAAAACTTGAGGTCTTTGTATTGTTTTACATGAATCTGCAGTATCATGATACATAACTATTTTATACGTAATACCTAAAGCGTCTGAATGTAAAAACCAATCATCCGATAACCATATATCTAAATAAGTTCTTCCATCTCCCGATATATGATTAAAATGTCCTGTTTTAGTTACTACATTATAATCAGGATTAGCACTATTCTCATCTTCACCGAGAAGTCTAGTTAGTGGATAACGATAATTTTTCCACTTAGTACAATGCGGGAATCCAGAATTATCAGCCATCTTAGTGAGGTACCACGTGTATCATTATTGATTCATTTTGTGCATTAGCTGCTGCAGTTAATTCTAATCTCATATAAGGCATTCTACCTTTTGCATCATAATCATATACAGCTGCTTTTGTTACATTATCTAAAGTAACACCATCTAATAAATCTGTATGTAAATCTACCCAATTAACATTATCTACAGAACCTTGAACGCTACAATCCATTTCAAGCGCTCCACCTAAATCACTTCCTCCAGAGTTCAATACTACAGTAAAATCTCCCATTACAGGAAAATCAAAAGGATGTGTATAATCTGCATCAGTACCACCATCCATATTAAAGATACAATAGTAGCCCATTGTACCTGTGACGCCTCCATTAGCAACTTTTCCCATAGGCGTCGTATAAGGTGTAACATCTGGGTTATCAGTGTCTAAATCATCTGTTGCTGTCATATCAGCTATTCGGCTCCATTTCGTGCCTAATAATTCAGCTGCCATATCTTTCCTTCCTTAAAATTTGTAGTAATAGGGAGCCGAAGCTCCCCATTACATTATTATATAACTAACCTATTATGATGGGTCAGCACCTATACCAGATATACTAAATCCTAAATCAGATTTAACATTACTGACTAAGCATATACTTTCTATGGTAGTATCCCCACCATAGGTTGATGCTGTTATAGTTACTGCTGGCCTAATACCTTTAGCTTCAGGAGGAAAAGGCAAGTCTTCCATAGTATTATCACCAATGGCAACGGCTTCATATTCTAAATCCACCCATGTTTTAGTGCCAATACCGCTTGAAGAACTCGGGTCTAATCCTACGCCACTAACTGAAATAGGAGTATCATCAATAGTATATTGCCATTTTCCAACAGCACCAGTTTCTTCATTGATTTCTCCTAATATCTTAGTAACACCTTTAACGCTTATTTCATCGCCATAATAAGTGCCATCAGAGTCAGCTACAGTGACGTTATTAGTAACCTGTGTCCATCCGTTTGATTTTGCATAAGTTAAAGCCATAATCGACCCCCTTAACTAAATTTAAGTATAGCGTGAGTTTCAGGAAGACTTATCTCCAATCCAGCTTCAGTGATGATTTGGTCTTGTCTACCATCAACACCTGGATTTTGAATATTTGTCTCAATAAAGGTATCACGATTTACACCATTACCTGCTAAAGGACGATAAGCGACATTGCTTAGGTCAACACATACACAGTAATCTTCCCAAGGACCTCTTAATAAAGGCTCAGCAACAAAGTGCAAATTACCAAATATAGTATTTACAACTGTCACTGTATGCCCGAAAGCACCAGGAATACTGTTTACATCTAATCTATACTGAGAAGAACCAACAGAATTATTCATAAAAGAACCAGCACCTAATTTATTTAAATACGTGATTACTTTTCTTGAAGCTAATACTAGTTTTTCTCCTGAATTTCCACCTTCAGGTGCAAAGAAATCTTCCATTGCATCTAAGAAAGCATCATATCCAGATGAAGCATAAGACATATTATATACTTTACCATATGTACTTGTATAAGGTACCATACCCCAAGAAGTTCTTGTAGGAGCACTTGATGACTGGTCATTCTCAGTCGTACCATATCCAAATAACATAGCTTGTTCTATATCCATTTTATGTTCCATTAATTTATCTTGCCAAATACGTTGATATTCATTTTTGATACCTCTGTATTCAGTAGCCATTGCAGTACCTGAAAAGATACTCATTCCAGTTTTGAAGATTTGACAATATCCTTCTCTGTCATATAACTTATCTTCCCAACCTACAGGACTATCAGTTCCCTCAGCCCATGCACTACCAACTACAGCTCCAGCATTACCAGCACTAAATGTCAAATCACCTGATGTTGGTGTATCTAAAGGAATAATCTCATCACCACCACCTGTTACAGTAACAGTTGTTATACCATCAGTACCATCAGTACCTGAATGTGCAATAGTAGCTCCAGAAGTAATTCTGAATCTATATACACTTCCATTATCAGCTTTAATTGCAATTACTGAACCAGGTACTAAGAAATGACAACTTGAATTAGCAAGTATTTTGCCATAATTGTCATATCCGCATTCAAGTACCAAATTATCACTATCTGCATTTGCTATTGTTGGACCTGCTTCAAAAGTCCATGTTAATCCTGTTTTGACCGTAAAGTCACGTCTTTGCCATTGATGCCTTTGCTCTAAAAACTTAAACACAGGGTCATTAGTTGCTTTTTTTGCTACTTTACTTAAGTATACAAAAAATGGACTTTGTTGCGGAGCTAACTCTGCAACTCTGTCTCCGAAATTAAAGACTCTACGTGTATCGTCAATAGAAATACCACCAGGGGTAGCAGCACCAGCTTGACCACTATAAAATGTGCTCATTTTCTATTCTCCAATCTTACCCTCAATCAACTGCCTTAAGCCTTCAAGTAGGGTATTCTTATTTTGTTTTAAAAGGATTTCTACTATCGAAATCCGATATCATTTTATCCATAATCTGGTCTTCAGTGGAGCCTGTCGCCTGATTTCCCGTGCCTGGCATAGTTCCCATAGGAGAAGGTACTTGCTGTGCTCTCTTCGTTTGTTGAAACGTTGGAGAAGGGGTAGTCTGAACATTACCACTCATAGGAGCATTCTGTCCTTGCTTAATCCTCCACAATTGCACCAAATTATCCATAGTTAATGAATCTTTGGATGACATTTCCTTTATAAAGCTTTGAGCTTCTTCTGGATTTAAACCATATTTCGTTTGAACCATATTATTAACATTAGCAAGTTCTTGCTGTTGTTTGGCATAAGCTTCACGTCTTTGTACTTCTTCAACACGTGCTTTACGCTCATTACTTAATTGTTCTTGAATTACAGCCATATCATATTGATGCTTCAATTCTTTATACTCTTCCATGTTATCACGCCAATCCTCTACCTCGTCTAAATAACGAGCGCTTTCACTAGAAGAGTCGCTATAAGCTTCTTCTCTAGAGAAGTTACGTGGTTTACTAGGTCTTGTTGGAGCATCAGGGAATTTATCAACTTCAGGTTCAGGTTGAGCAGGCGCTTGTGGCTGTTGCATCATTTGTTGTTGCATTGCCATCATTTGCTGCTGCTGAGCCTTTAGCTGTTCTAATTCATTATCCTTTTTAGCTGCTTGAGACTGCCAATACTCATAACGAGTATCGTCATTCTTAGCATCTACAATAGGTTCTTGACTCTCTACAGTTGTTTCTACGTTATTATCGGGTGTTCCAAAAGCGGAAGCCGTATCGTCTATACCACCTAGTATTATATCATCAACGGACAATTCGCTTGAGGAGCCCTGTGTTGCATCTACTTGAGGAGCTTCAAAAGCATTTGAAGTATCCTGAGTATTCGCATTGCTAGGGGTATCCTGTACATTTGCGTTTTCCATTACTATTCCTTATTCTTAGCTGCTTCTGTTCTACCAGCAGAAGGTGAGCTATCTTTTATTGAGCGACTGATTTCAGTCTTAACGGTAGATAAGTTGTCATCAAGACGTTTCTCAAATAATTGGCTAGCAGCTTGCGCTTTATTGCTAACTTTATCCATATCTGATTTAAACTTCTCAACTTCAACTCGTTTACGAAGATTTACAGATTCCCTATCTCGGGTTTGTAAATCGCCAGATAATTGTTTGTTTTCTTCTGTAAGTGCTTGGATTTGTTGCTGTAATTGAGCAATAATATCTGTTCTTTCTAATACACCCTCAATATCAAATACTTCTGTTTTCTTAAGAACTTCTTCTCTATCAATAAGTCCTTTTTGATAAGCATCCATATAAAATTCAAGCTCTGCGTAACGATTAGTAGGTAAGGTTGAACCTGCTACTACAATTACATCATATTTTCCTACAGTGATATTATTAATAACATTAACTTCATTAGTCTTGTCATCATATAATTGTTTATTAATTGCATATTCAGACATAGCATTATTAGGTTGAACAACTCTAAATACTTTCTGTACTGTATACAATTGCTGCATTAAAGGTATAGCTACTTGACCAACACGTGTTAAGCTAGCTTCAATATCAGCTAATTTTGATTTAATTTTTCTTTGACCAAATTCATCTAAACTAACAGTAGCTTTATAAGTTTGTGGAGCTACTGCTGAATTACCCATCATCATTTCATATAATCCTAATTGATGGTCGATATCATTTTTAGCATCTGCTTCATTTTTATATAATTCATTAGGCAACGGACTTGGCTGTACAGGCATAGGAGCACCAGCATCCATATCTACAGGAATAGCTACTCCAGGTTGTGCCCATTTTTCTTCAAATTCTTTCATATCAACGCTACCCTCAGGAACTAATATTTTAGTATTAGTACTTGTAGTAGCATGAGCTATAATCAATGAACGCGTTTTATTAATATACTCCTGCATATTCTTAACCATTCTTACATCAGATACAGGAAACGGTGTCCTAGTATGAATATTACAAAATGGTACTATAGGATAATGTTCAGTAGGTAATATTCTGCTATATAATTTCTTGTCACCAATCACTACACATTGATGAACACGTGATACTTGTACTTGAGCTACTTCAATTAAACCTTGTAAGATTAATTGTTGATAATCAATTTCTTGAATATCTGGTTCTGGAGGCGCAGGAATATCATCTACAGACATTCCTTCTGCAGTATTTGCTTCTACTTGAGCCTGATATTCAAACATAATTTGTTGTTGTATTTGAGCTATAAGCTGCTGAGCTTGATTAGGGTCTGTTACAGGCTGACCATTAATAATCCAAGCTGGTTGAGCAATATATTGATTAAAGTCCTCTTGGTCTAATAAGTCTTCAAATCCATTAAAAGATTCAAAGATTCTAAATTTTGTTACTAATTCTTTTGAATACCATTCATAACCACGTACATATTCATCATTTTCGCCAAATGTACCCCATTCAGTTTTAGTTTCTGTATCTTCAGGAAAGATAGTCTCGCCATCATCAGCTCTATCTGTTGTAGGTCTATCACTAAATCTATCTGATTCAGCATTATCAATAGCAGTTTCATAAATAGGGTATAATTTTTTGGCTTGGTCACGTGTAAAAAACCGAGATATTATAACATTCTCAGCATCGTCAAAAAATCGACTCCTAGAGTTGGGGTCGACGTAAACATCAAGAGGGTCTACACTATGCATGCATACCTCTCCTTTGCCCATATCCATCATCGGGTCTTGGTAAACGTGAATATAGCCCAAGCCAGTTACGTAATAATCGTCTACTACATCTCTTATTACAGAACGTCCATCTGATATATCATACATATACGCTAATAAAGCACTTAAAGTTTGCGCTACCTTATTATCTGAATCTTCTCTTGCAGCTACTCTAAAACTAGGTCTACGAGCTGTAATCATAGCCTTAGCTGCTTCTACAGCAGGATGTATACGATTAACGACAATAGGAGCTTGACCTCTAGATTCAAGAACATCTTTCTGCTCTTGAGTCCATTGCTTACCTAATCTAAATTCTCTATCTTCTTGTGCATGATTTGCCCAAGTTTCTCTATTTTTAGAATAAGTACGAAATAGGTCATGAACCTTCTGAACAGCTTCTTCGTCTGTTAACTGTGCATAACTATTTTTTGTATTTTTTTCATTAGGCATATCGCGTAATCTAACTCCTACATTAACTTCCAGTCAAGTATTTTTTTAATTAATCCACTTTTTTCATCATTTTCTACATATTTTTTCACTCTACAGGCCTTATGACCATCTAAAGCAGTCCATACTGCATCCATAATATCATCATGCTTACCTTTTGGATATGATAAGAACTCTTGCTGTGCATTTAAATCTTCAGGCCTAAAGTAGAAATCTCCCTTTGCAAATATTGGAACTAATGAAAGTAAACGTTCTGATTTCGCATTTCTTGGTTTAACGCCTTTTTCTAGTCCTGGAATAAATAAATTCTCCTCTTGCATCAATTGTTTAGTAGCAGTCCTTAGCGCTTCTTGATATCCGACTGTCTCTATTTTCATTCTTTTAGGCCTGAATTTCTTATAAACAGATATAATTTCATTAGGCTGTTCCGCAGGAGAGATACGCTTTTGCACACAATCGATAAGATACTTTCTATTATCACTATCAACAGCAATGGTAGCAATGACAAAAAAGTCAGCGCGCCTTGATAGAGAGCTAGCAGGGTCAACCCCACAATACACATCAACTGGTATAACCTTTTCTTTATTATCATCGTGTAACTCCTGTATTAAACATCCTTGCCCTCCTCTTCGCTCAAATTTATAATGATGCATTTTAATCCATTCAGGTTTAAATGGAGCATCATCAGGAGATTGAGCTATATTCATATACTCTTGATAGAATCCATTAAGATTGCCTACAGAGGCAAACTCGTCTTTAATCTCTAAAATACGTTCTTTTGGGAATCGCTCTGGCCATATAGACTTTTGGTCATCATCCCATATAGAATACCATAATGTTTTCCATGCACTACTATCTTTTGCCCAGTATAAAAAGCAATCTTCTGAAATAACAGTACCAATCATACATATCTTACCTTCATCAGATAAAGATGGTATAACCGCTTCTGTCATCCACTTTCTATTTTTAGCACGTGCTTCTGGAGTATACGCATTAAGTTCTGACTCAAAGTCATCAACTATAATTAAATTAGGCCTTGTATCTCCTTCAATAAAACCACGTACTCTTTGTCCTGTACCAACAGCTATTATCCTAGTGCCATTAGCCAATACCACATCAGTATTAGTCCATCTTTGTGCAGTAGCTGGTCCCAAATCTCCAAATATTCCTCTAAACTTTTCTGAATGTATCAAATGATATTTAATACGTGATAAGAAGTTAATTGACTGAGCCTGTGACTCTGATATAATAACTATAAACAAATCTTCACTAGAAGCTTTAAACGCAGTCTTCCACAATGGGTAAATAAGAGTGGTAACAGTACTCTTCGCCGTTCCCCTAGGAGCAGCTATTAACACTCTTCTTGTGTCGTCATCTTTTAAAGAAGCATACACCTCGTGATGGAACGGTGGTGTTTGTTTGCGGAGGGCTGTCGGGAAGCAGTATCTTCCAAATAGTGCCATATTTTTCCGCATCTTCTTCAGTGCTTCTAATTGAGCATACTTTTCTTCAAAATCCATTATTCGTCAGAATCTTCTTTTTTCTCTTCAATCTGAGTTCTTTGTGCTATAAAGCTCTTTTCTTCTTCTTTCAGCTCATCAATCAGCTTAACGCTAGAAAAAGCCTCAATCTTATCAGTAGTCTTAAGTAAATGCTTTTCTTTCATACCATGCATATCTTGAAGATTTTCAACTGCTTTTAAAAGATTAGTAGTTTCCTTTTTATTACGTGCTAACTCTATTGCTTCTTTAAGTAAGTCTAACGTAAAGTCTTCATCCATGCCATGGTCTGTTAATCTTTTTGATAGTTCGTCTCTTACCATACCTTGAAATGTCTCCGTTTTCATTGTTCTCTTCCACTTACGCTTCTGAGAATCATTAACCTCTCCTAATGCCCATTCTATAGCCTGGTCATAATCAGGCTTTAATGCAAACATCATTGCAAGTGCTTTCATCTTATTCTGCTTAGACTGAACCTGTATATAAGGCTTCCCAGTCATAGTCACATTAGTTTTCCGCCCTTTAGCATATAAAGGTTTAGTTTTGTGTTTAGGACTAAAAAACGTATAACCAAAAGGAAATCTCATGTAAATATTCTTACGACCTGAATTATCAGTGTACTCCCTGCGAGAAAGTACATTCGCCACGTATCCATCATCAGATAGGGCATTATCCCCAACATCAGCATCTTTCCACGGTTTATACGTGATATTACGTTCTTTTGCCTCTGTTTCCTTATAAATTGGATAATGAGTCTCTTCCTTATCTCCTCTATGCTTTATTTTAATGATATACATTATGTAGACCTATAAAGCGCCCAAAACAATAAAATAATTATTATCATACTTAAACATTCCATAATATAATTCCCTTTTCATTATATTACTCCTCGTTCCAGTACTTATATGTTGACACCCAGTAATCTGAGTCTACGTATATATATTCTATCATCTAACTCTTCTTTTTTCTAAAAATCTTATCATAATTCTCTTTATACTCTTTATCAGCGTAGAAACGTGGTAAATCACCTTTACCAGCCTCATTCTTATATTTTGGCTTGGAGAACATGTACTTTTCTTTGTTCAATCCCAGTTCTCCCAATCCATTACTAATAAATAAGCAATAGTAGCAAACATTATCACCGACATGATAAATAACGTTCCTTTACCCAATACTTCAAATAACTCTATCATCGAGTATATGCACTTTTAGTCTTATTATAATTATTCATCATATCATATACTTCTCTATACGGCAGTTTGTTTAAAAACTCCGCAGTCCCTGTCCCAGGCGCAGGATTTCTATTCCAAAAAGAATCCCATAATTGTGCCTGTTCATCAGGAGTAACTGGTATAGCCCCTTTATCTTTTGTAAGCATTAGACGTGATAACATCATAGCTGTTAATGGGTCTGCTGTATGTGGAGATATACTTCCTGGAACATAATGAAAATCAAAATTATTCGCATTTATCTCCCAATCCCCATAAGGACCTATCCCTCCAGGAGCATTAGTTTCAAAACCAGCTTTCGGCGTAGCTTTTACTTTTGCCATATTAGCAATATCCCAATCTTCATACCCAGGTTTAGATTGCATATGCTTATTAATTGTTTTAGCTTTATTAGCCCATCCTGGATAATGCTTCATATCATCTAATAGTTCCCAATATCTTACTGGGTCTATTTGAGCATAAGTCATAGTATAAGTAGCATCTGGTTTATAACTAGCCCCATAGTGGCTTTCTTGCCCCATAAGGTTAATTAAAAAGTCTCCCGCATTACCATATCCCATAGTTTTGAACAACTTATCTGTTTCAGCTGCAGGTTCTGCTAGATTAGCTAAATATTTTTGTATATAAGTATCTCCGTAATCTACTGTTCCTTTACTCATCTTTCTCCAATCTTGGCCATTTACCATTACTATCAGGACTAATATTGCGCTTATACGCCGTAATATAGTCATACTCACTATCATCATACGGGTTACTTACCCCATATTTACGAGCCCATTCACGTAATGTAAGTAGCTGTATCCTATTACTCACTATCAATCAGTTCTGGGTGTAAAAACTCTTTATTTTCTTCCATATCCCTTAATGCTACTTCTTTCGCATCTACAATACTAGGGTCAGGTATCTTAGAATATTCATTATTAGCCACTATAAAGGGCATATTAACGCCTGAATTACGTGCTATCATATCATATACCACTGAATGTATAATATCCTCTAATTTTGTCATTTTTAAATATAATACTAAAATAATATGCAAAACAATAAAAAAAAGCTTGATTTTTACGT